GCGGGGAACGCCGGGCCTATTCTTTAGGAAAAGTGGCTTCCGGTTCCATGTTTTACACCTATGCCACCATGCTGGCCATGGACGGCCAAATCACCGGTTCCGGGCCATCCGAGCCAGAGCTTCGGCAACAATTGATGACCACCGGCTGGCGTCCCTATTCCTTTGTGGAAACCCTGCCGGATGGCTCGAAAAAGTACACGCCGTTTAACCGAATCGACCCCTTTGGGATGTTTTTTGGTCTGGTAGCCGACTTTGCACAAACTGCCGGACAGAATGATGACCGGACCAACGAGGATCTGGCGACTGCCATGGTACTGTCTCTGGCCAACAACATTAACAACAAGGCGTATTTCAAGGGCCTGGTTGATGTCCTGTCCGTCTTTGGCTGGAACAACTACAACCAGGAAGGCTCCACCCAGCATCTGCTTCAAAGCCGGATGGCCTCCTATATCCCCAATTCCCTCCAGATGTTCCGGGATGACCACTATCTTCGGGAAACCCGCAACTGGATGGACCGGATTAACAACAAGCTGGGCTTCGGGCAATCGAGAGCCCTGGATCCCAAGCGCAATATGTTTGGTGAACCCGTTCTGTTGCCGCCCGGATACGGTGCGTTTGATGTGCAACCCTTTGTCTCATCCACCCGGAAACCCGATCCGGTCTTGGATGAATTAGCTCGTTTAAGCAATCTGGGTGTTCAGTTTACGTTGCCTGCCAATACCATTCAGGAAGGCCGGATTGATTTGACCCAGTTTCGGAATGGAGAGGGACAGACGGCAGCGGATCGGAGACGGGCGCTTATGAACGAACGCATTAAAGGGCATCCCACTGTGAAGGACAAGTTTGCCGAAATCATCCAATCCGACAAATACCGGAACGCTTCGGATGACACCGGGGATTATGAGGGTGGCAAGGCCATGATGCTCAAGCGGGTGTATGAGAAGTACAAGCAGGCTGCTCTGATGCAACTGATGCAGGAAGATTTCCGGGATGAATCCGGTCGAACACTCCGGGAAATCTTTGACATTGACCGCAAAAACAAGATCCGAACCCTGCGGGGCCAACTGGATCAGCTCATCGAATAACCCCTAACCTATGGAGAACACTGTATGCCCCTGAGTTACGTGCAATACATTGCCGATGGGGTAACGGATACCTTTAATATCCCGTTTCCGTACATCAGCCAGACCCATCTTTTTGTCAAAATCAATGGTGTCGATGACCCGGATATCACGTTTCCTACCGCTTCCACAGTGAAGACCTCCTTGATTCCTGAGAATGGTGTGATTGTGGAAATTCGGCGGATTACGCCAAACACCTCCCGGCTGGTGGATTTTCAGGACGGCTCATTGCTCTCCGAGCAAGACATGGACCGCTCGATGGATCAGGCCCTCTTTGTCGTTCAGGAGACGACAGACGGGCTGGATGCCAAGCTCCCCCTGGATACGGCCACCAACAAATGGGATGCCCAGAACAAAGTCATTAAGAATATTGCGACCGGCACCCAAGCCAATGATGCGGTAAATTACGCTCAGACCGTGGGTATTGTAGATCAGGCCACGACTCAGGCGAATAATGCGGTAAACTCCGCCGCCAATGCCGCCGGTTCAGCAACCACGGCTCAGAACTGGGCCACGAAAGTCACCGGCACAGTGGACGGATCGGAATATTCCGCCAAGGAATATGCTTTGGGTACGCAAAACAATACGGGCGGTTCGGCCAAGAACTGGGCCATTCAGACCGGCAGTACGGTGATTGGGCATGGCTCAGAATACTCTTCAAAGGAATACGCTATCGGCGGTACGGTTCCCATTGGCTCCGCAAAAAACTGGGCGGTTAAAACCACTGATAAAGTGGATGGGACGGAGTTTTCTTCCAAAGAGTACGCTCAAGGCACCCAGGCGGGGACAGGCGGTTCAGCCAAGAACTGGGCAACTCAGACAGGAGCGGTGGTTACCGGGCAGGCCACGGAGTATTCAGCCAAGGAATATGCCACGGGTACTACGGTTTCAATAGGATCTTCCAAGAGTTGGGCTACCAAGACAAATGCCAGTGTCGATGGGACGGAATATTCCGCCAAAGAATATGCCCAAGGCATACAAGCCGGGACAGGGGGATCGGCTAAGGACTGGGCCATCAAGGCCGAAGATTCACCGGTTATTTCTGGGCAATACTCTGCCCGTCACTGGGCACAAAAAGCGTCTCAGTCGGCAGCATCCATTAATATGCCCAGCATGGTGGGGAATGGGCAAAAGTTCTTGCGCTCCAAAGCGGATGAAACCGGCTTTGAATATCTTTCGGCCTTGGATACCCGTGCCGCCATTCGGGAAATTGGAGAGATCTCCGATCATTCTGGATCTACAGCCCCTTCAGGCTGGCTTCTCTGCTACGGCCAAGCCGTCTCCCGAACCACGTATTCCTGGTTGTTTTCGGTGATTGGCACCACTTACGGGGCAGGCGATGGTTCCACCACCTTCAACCTCCCGGATTATCGGGGGCGGGTAGCTATCGGTATGGATGATATGGGCGGGTCGGCTGCCGGACGGATAACCTCCGCTTCAAATGGTGGCGGGAATTCTACCACGCTGGGCGGTACTGGTGGTGCGGAGACCCATACCCTTTCCACGGGACAAATGCCTTCCCACAATCACTCCTACACCCGAAGAGGAGAACTAAACACCTATGGCGGGGGATCGGGAACCAACATGAACCGAAACGATTCCACGGTCAACACCGGTTCGACAGGGAGCGGCAATGCCCACAACAACACCCAGCCTTGGATTTCAGTGAACAAAATCATCTTTGCAGGAGTGTAAGCAATGGCCTTAAAAGTCAGTTTTGAGAAAAACACCATCGGCGTTCCGATGCCGGATTGTTACATCAAAGTCGATTCGGTCTTCTATGACGGTATTCACAAGAGCATTCAGGTTCAGGTCGCTTTCTACGTCAATCAGGAACAACGACTCAACGATATCCGGGATAAGCGTAAGGCGATTGATACCCAGATTGAAGCTAAAAAGGCCGAGATGGTCTCTGAGAAGGAGAAGCTGCCTGAAGTGGATCCAGAGAACCCGGACAACCCGGAGCGCTTATCCAGGCTGGAATCTCTTGAACAACAACTGATGACCCTCTATGACGAGTTGGAAGACGTCACGGGCGAAACTCCGTTTTATGCCAAGCGCTTTGAGTTTCCCGTAAGCGGGACGGAACCGCAAAACATTGTGGAGTTGGCCTATACCAAGCTGAAAGCCAGCAATTTTATTGGCCGGGATGACGGCAGAATCATTGAACTCGATTTTACCAAAGCCCAAGACGTGTAAGGACTGGACTCATGCAGCAACGTACAAACCGGGAAGACCTCTTCCTCCATCTGGGACGTCTGGAAGGGAAAGTGGATGCGATTCTTTCCAATCAAACCGAGCAGAAGAAACGGATTGAAAGCATTGAAGTCCGAGTCTCCAAGCTGGAAAACTACAAGTCCTATCTCATCGGTATCTCTGCAACGATTGGGGCTTTGGTGACTTGGCTCATTGACTTTATAAAAGGAGGTCACTATGCCGGAAAGCTTTGATGAAAAGATGTCTGAACTCTATGAGGTCTTTTTGGATGACCTCTTGGAGGTGGTGAAGTCCGGGAAAGTGAAAGCCAGTGACCGGGCTGTCATTCGTCAGTTTTTGAAAGACCACGGAATGGCCAATAAAGTGCCAAACCATCCTGGGGTTCAGGATTTGGCAAATCATTTCCCTAATTTTGAAGATGAAGACGATTCACTCAACTGTATGTAAGTAAATCAAGATGAAAAAACCAAATAAGGACCCGTTGCTTGACTTCCGGGTCTTTCTTTTTGTGGTCTGGAAATTCTTGGGCTTACCGGATCCAACGCCCATTCAGTATGACATTGCCCACTATCTCCAGCAAATCTATTTCCGCAAGGGACCCAGACGGGCCATCATTCAAGCCTTCCGAGGGGTAGGGAAAACCTGGATTACCGTTGCCTTTGTGTGCTGGGTGCTTTACTGCAATCCGCAACTCAAAGTTCTGGTAGTCTCCGCCTCCAAGCTCCATGCGGATAACTTTACGACGTTTACCATGCGATTGATTCAGGAGATGCCCCAACTCAAGCATCTCCGGCCTCGTGAGGATCAACGGAACTCAAAGGTCAGTTTTGATGTAGCACCTGCCTTGGCGGATCACTCCCCGTCAGTCAAGTCTGTTGGTATTACAGGACAGTTGACCGGCTCACGGGCTGACATCATTGTCGTCGATGATGTGGAAGTTCCCAACAATTCCATGACTCAGATGATGCGGGACAAACTGGCTGAAGCCGTTAAAGAATTTGACGCCATTCTGAAACCTGATGGGTTAGTAATCTATTTGGGGACACCCCAAACGGAGATGTCTCTGTATAACGTGCTTCCTGATCGGGGTTATGCTATTCGTATTTGGCCTGCCCGTTATCCCTCCCCGGAATTAGCCGCTTATTATGGTGAACGTCTTGCCCCGCTGATTCTAAAGCAGTTAGAGCGCAATCCCAAGCTTGTGGGAGAACCCACTGATCCCAAACGGTTTGACGACTTCGATCTGATTGAGCGCGAGTCCTCCTATGGTCGCTCCGGGTTTCAGCTTCAGTTTATGCTCAATACCCGG